AAATCTTCTGCAAAGTCATCTTAAGGAGGTATTACTATGGCTATTCAGAAAAATATTACAATTGACGGAATTGAAGTGCCTTTTAAGGCAAGTGCTGCTGTACCACGCTTGTATCGTCTGAAATTCCGCAGAGATATTTATAAGGACTTTGCATCGCTGAAAACTGAAGTCGCTGAGGGTGATGAAAACAAAAGCGAAATAGGCATTGAAAGCCTTGAAGTTTTTGAAAATATCGCCTACATCATGGCAAAACACACTGATTCCAATGTTCCTGATAACCCTGATGATTTCCTGGAACAATTTAACACATTCAGCATTTATGAGATTCTTCCTCAGCTTATCGAACTCTGGGGACTGAACACAGCAACGCAGGTAGAATCTAAAAAAAACATCGCCAAACTGACCGCCCGATGACAACTCCGCTTTTTCTTCTGAGATGCAAACAGCTCGGTCTTTCTATGACCGAGCTGGATTTGCTTACGATTGGACTGATCAATGATATGTTCACGGAACGTGAGAATGATGAATATTCAGGGTGGAATGAGGTTGCTGGACAGGCGGACTTCGATGCATTTTAACCTTTAAAGACGTTTGTCCTGTGATAATACAAATAGACTTTCATCTCTTCACTGATTAATTCATCAGAAATTTTCATCTTATCGTTGACATTCAAAAAAATCTTATCCATGTCACTAAGTTGACTTGAAATCATTATCTGTCCCTCATCAGAAAATGAGATGTATCCTTTATCAAAGAGTTTATCATGGTTAGGACACAGCAGCAGTCCATTGAATTTGGAAAGCTTTTCATTAGGATCACTCTTTGACCACGGCTTAATGTGACTGGCTATTAAAAATGATTCATTTGAAACACTGCATAATGCGCATCTTTTATGAAATCTCTTAAGCATTTGGTCTCTGAATACGCCTTGATTAACACGTTGCTTAACAAGGCATTCATATTCTTCACCTTTAATATCAGAGTTTGCTTCGACGGTGCAAATTAGTTCATTGAGTGCTTTTTGATAATCATTGAGATAATTCTGCACAATTTGATTTATTTCATCATTACCATACCAGATATTACAACGTCCCATTCCAGTAACTATTCTTTTTCTTTGCTCACTTGGAATTAAGATTGCTTGTTTTGTTGTAATATTATATCCTGCTCCTTCACATTCTGAACGCTGTGCAGCAATATTATCAGGTATCGGCTGTTTCTTTCTGTACACAGTTGCATCTATGTAAAAGCCTACAATCTTAGCTTGGTGGCATACCCAGACAACAAGCACCCCATCTATGTAATCGGCATTTGGTGAAGCACCAAAGTTCCTTTGAATATCGATAGTATCATGTGTAGATTGGACATAACCATAGTACAGATTATCATGCCTCGTAAAATTATTAACTTCAAGTGG